CCTTCTACTTGAAGTTTTGGATGAGTGCGAATTAAATATTCATCATGTAAATACTTATTTTCATTCTTAAATTCAAAAATAAATTCATCTGACAAATCTATTGCATTTGTGTACCAATTATAATTATTGAAGAAGAAATAAATACTCCTACATACAAATCGTCCAGATTTTCTATGCCCAACTGATTTCCAATTAATTTTATGTCGAAATTCTTTCACAAACTCAAGTGGTAAATTTTCAATTTTTGTATTACCAGAAAATCCAGAACCAACTCGGTCCCAATTAATTTCATTTTGAAATTTTCTTACAAACTCAATATCCATTTTTTCTATTTTCATATAATTTTTATAAAACCCATTACCTACAAACTTCCAGTATATTCTATCTTTATATTTTTCAACAAAATCAAGTGGTAATTCATGAATATTTCGTAAAGTTAGATTTATTGTCTTGTTAGATTTGCGGTCATATGTTTTTGGTTCATAAGCCAAATCATAAAATAATTCATTCTTAAAATATCTACGTGTAATAATATAGTTTTCGGGTGTTTTAACACAACACATCGATACATATTCTAATTCCTTTTTTTCTTCTTCGGCAATTCTTATTTTTTCCTTTTTTTCTTTTTGTATTTTTAATCGTTCTTCATAAAGACGTTGTTGTCTTTCTTCAAGTGTTTCTAATCTGTGTCTGAATCCGAATAATCTTTTTAAAAATTCCATTATTGATTAAAGTTAATATAAAAATAAAATCAATTTTAAAAAAAATTAAGAATTGTTGTTATTATTGTTATTATTGTTATTATTGTTATTATTGTTATTATTAAACATATCATTTAATAAATCATTAATCATTTCATCATTATTAATTAATCTCCGAATACTATTATGCCGAACAATAATATCTTCATCAGAATTATTATATTCATCATCTTGAGTATCATTCATTACAATATCATTATTTTCATTTTCCTCTTGAGTATCATTCATTACAATATCATTATTTTCTTTATTTTCATCTTGTTCATCATTAATTGGTTTAAATTCTTTTGCAAGTTCATAATCAACATTATTATTTAATTGAAGTTCATTCCAAATAATTCTATCTGCATATTTTTGAATAAGATATTGAGTTAAGCCTTGGTGTCTAGAAATGATTTGCCAATCTACTTTATCATAAAATTTGTCGATAAATATTTCACACATATCTCTCCATTTAGATACACAAGCCCAATCTATTTTATCTTGAAATTCTTCAAAAATATTATAATCATATAAACGAGAAAAAGACATTGTTGTATTAATATCGTGCCAATCAACATAATCAATAAATCTTCGTAAAAATAAAATATTATATTTATTAAATGAAGTTAAAATATTCCAATTAAAGTTTTCAGAATATTCTTCAATAAAATCAAAATCTTCTTCAAAGAAGACAGTTCTATTTAAATGATACCAATTTAATAAGTTAATATCGAGTTTTTTCTGAGGAGATAAATTATATTTTTTTAAAAACAAATAAAAAAGATAATTATCGGATAAAAATTCATAAACAATTCCGATTGTGTCATAATCTAATTTTAATATAATATCCATTATATAATTAATATATATTTTTGAAAAGTCATATTAAAATTGATAATTATATATTAATTAAAATGTCGAGATTATTTAAAGATTCAATTCACGGTAGTATAACTGTTTCTGATTTAGCAATTAAATTTATTGATACACCAGAATTTCAAAGATTAAGAAGAATAAAACAATTAAGTACTTCTTATTTAGTATTTCCAACAGCAGACCATACACGATTTGAACATTCAATTGGAGTTTATCATTTAACTGGGAAGTTATTAAGAAACTTAAATGTAGAAATCAATAAAAGATTAATTGAAATAATTAAAATTGCTGGTTTATGTCATGATATTGGTCATATGGCATTTTCACATACATTTGATTATTATATAATTCCATCATTAAAAAATGCGAATCTATTAAATCATCATGAAGAACGTTCTATTATTCTAATTAAATACATAATTCAAAAATATAAAATTAATATAACACAAGAAGAAATTAATATTATTGAACATGTGATTAATGGGATTAAATATAAAAATTATCCAGACTATTTATTTGAAGTTGTATGTAATAATAGAAATGGGTTAGATGTTGATAAATTTGATTATCTTTTAAGAGATACATATAATATTAATTATTTTAAACCTTTTGATGTTAATTATATATTTAAAAATACAAAAGTATTAAATAATCATTTATGTTATAATATTGATATTCATCATATTATTTATAATATATTTAATGTACGTTATTCACTTCATCAAGAATTATATCAAGATGATAAAGTTTTATTATGTGAAATGATGGTTCGGGATTTATTTTTAAATAACTTAAATGATAAATTATTAGATTTAGAGAATTGTCATAAAGATATGAAATGGACAAAAATAACAGATGATATTATTTATTATTTAGATAATCAAGAGTTATTAAATAAAATTCATACGAGAGATTTATATAAAAAAGGAACAAAAGATAATTTTGATTTATCAATAAAGAAAAAAATTATTTTTACAGATGACCCAGATTTAAGTAAAAAGATTTATTTTTATGATGAGAATGATAATATTATATTTAAAAAAGACCCAATAATTCTTGAAAATATAATTGAAGAAGTATATATTAAAAAATAAAATTGAATTATATTAACTTTATAATTCAAAATAAATCTACTTTAAATAAAATGGATTTATATTTATCAATGCAAATCTTATTTCAAATTGGATTTTATATAGTAAAAATACTTAAATTATTATATGTATTTTTTGATATAACATTAATACCAGGAGATACATTATTGGGTTTATTACTAACATTAGTATTTATGATAATTATTGGAACCTATATATTAAATTTAATTTGGGATTGTGTATTTGGATGTGGAAGAATATGTTGTGATATATTTCTTTTATTACTCGCAGCATTAATAATATTTTGGATATATTTTCCAGAAGGGGAATTGATAGTAAAATAAATAATTATAAAAAAATTTTATTTAAAAATGGACTTAATTAATGATATAATAATAAAATTGATTTTCATATATTGTACAATAACAAAACTTTTGAACTATTGACCACTTTAAACGATATTTTAAAATGAATAATCTACCAAAAGATATCGAAAACCTCATTGATGATTATAAAATATCAATAGAAGTATCTGAAAAATATGAAAGATGTTTAGACCAAATCAGAGATTTTTCGTTTGGTACTACTAAAGATAATAAATCAATTAATATTGTTTACGTTGGATATCGCGAATGGGTTAAAACAACAATAATTGAATACGATTATTTTTACAATAGTTATAAATTTGAGATTTATAAAAAAACACCAACGTGGCAACCAGGAACACCTCCGGCAACATATACTGAAATATTATTATCAGAAGATGCCATTGATAAGTTTTGGTATGAAAAATATGAAAGAGATGCTTCATATTTGGAAGTAGTAAATAGATTTTATATTGATGACCGAGCTTTTTAAAAATCAATTTATATATGGGACTTGCTTTGAATATTTTTAATACTTGATACAATCTGCGTATCTGTGGTTTTTTATTAAAAAAAAAATAAAATTGATTTTTAATTAATTTATAACTTAAAATAATTAAAAACTTTTAACAAATAACTTCAAAATGAACTACTTTATTCAACGTGATTTACAAGGAAGAAATTTAGTTCAAGAAGCAACTGAAAGAAAAAAATATACAGATTATATTTTAACAACTGCATATGAAAGTATTTATGGAGTTGAAGAAAAACAAGAATTAAAAACTTTCTTAAATGAAGAAGAACAAATAGTATTAAGAGATTTACAAGGAAGAAATTTAGTTCAAGAAGCAACTGAAAGAAAAAAATATACAGATTATATTTTAACAACTGCATATGAAAGTATTTATGGAGTTGAAAAAAAACAGGAATTAAAAAATTTCTTAAATGAAGATGAACAAATAGTATTAAGAGATTTACAAGGAAGATGTTTAGTTAAAGAAGCTAGAGAACAAAAACGATATACAAATGATATTTTAAAAGGAGCATATGAAAGTTTTTATTAAAATATTATTTTAAAAAAACTAATATTTATAATGGACTTAAAAAAAAATAAAAATAAAATTGATTTTATTATAGTATATAAACAAATTAATAAATTAACTCAATCAACATTTTCAAAATGAATAAATTATTTTCGAATTTTAAAAAAACTATCAATGATAAAAAAAGAAAATTTAGAAATCGAAATGAAAAATTATTATTTATATCATGTTCTCATTGTTATAATGAGAATAGAAAATTTCAAAAATGTTTGGATTGTAATAAAAAAATTTGTATGAATTGTGTAAATGAAGAAAAAACATTATGCAAAGAATGCAATGAAGATTATGAATTTGTATTTAATCACATTAAAAAAGAAGTTAAAATGCAACAAAATATTGCAGGAGAAAAGATTTTTATTATTGGTGATTTATCTGATGATGAATTATCTGATTATGAAGAATATATTAAATAATTTAAAAAATAAATTAATATAATGGACTTGATTTAAAGATATAATTATTATTAATAAGTATATAATGTCATTTATTCAACAATTATTTAAACGTTCAGAAAGTAATAATAAAGTATATGAATGTATTGATTGTAAAATTTTAACAACAAATAATAAAAAATGTAAAAAATGTAAAAAAAAATTATGTCAAAAATGTAATATAAGAGAATTATGTTTAAAATGTTATTCACAAAGAAAATTAACATTTAAGATACCTTATAAAAATAGATTATTAAAACGTTCAATTTCACTTGATTCTGGATTAATCACAACACAAATATTTACCGATAAAGAAATTGAAGAATTTGTTTTAAATGAATTTGGTTGTTAAAAATTTAATATATCAAATTTTATACTATAATAGAATTAACCATTATTAAAATTGATTTTATTGATATTTATAACTATTATTTATATCAATCAAAAGTAAAATGCCTATGCCAAATTCAAAACATAAGAATACAGGAGTTAAGATGATGTTGTTAGTCAACATGAGTCTTAAAATGAAATCTGGCAAGATTGGAGCTCAGTGTGGGCATGCTACGATTGGAGTCTACGAACAAATCTTTGGAAAGAAGAAATATGAAAAGATGATTGATGACTGGAAATCAAACGGTCAAAAGAAGATTTGTGCTAAATTAAAAGATGATGGTGAGATGAATTTGATTATTTCAAAGTTAGTTGATAATGGTATTGCTCACTACACCGTTGTTGATGCCGGCCGCACGCAAGTTAAATCGGGAAGCAGAACAGTTCTTGCAGTAATTGACTATGAAAATAAATTGAATCAAATCACTAATAATTTAAAATTACTTTAAATAAAAAATAGATTTAAATAATGGACTCGTAAATTAAAATTAAATTAAATTAAAATTGATTATTTAATAAGTTATAATATAATATAATTATATATTTAAAATTATATTAAATATGGTTTCATTTGAAGAAAAAATTCAATTAATTGAATATGAAGTAGATGAAATGGAAAAATTTGAAAAGAAAATAACATATTTAGATATTAAAAATCAAATTGAAAAAAATAAGTTAATATCAATAATATTATATAAAGAAATACCAAATAAAAGTGATTATTATAAATATAAATTTAGTTGTTTGGATTTTTTTATTATTGGAAAAAAAATACAAACGGTATATGAAAATGCTGGATTTAGAATATCATATCAGTTAATTAAAACAGGAGAAGTATATATAATTAATATGTTATTATTTAATAAAGTAAATGGAACATCTCAAAGTCAAACTGAAACATTTGATAAAAAATATGGAGAGTATTATCCTAAAAAATATATAAAAGATTATTTAAAAATTTTATTTGAAAAACTTAATATAAGTTAATTAAAAAAAATAAGTTTATGTAATGGACTTATTTTTAATATTATAAAAATTTATATATTAAAAATTATACAGTAACGCACTTTGCAAGATTTCTTGGGAAATCTGGATTAATTCCTTTATGAATTGATAAATAATAAACAAATAATTGTAATGGATATAAAGTCATTAAATTTGGAAATTCCTTATTATTTTGAACATACAATAATTTGTTAAATATATTTTCATCATAATCTAAGTTATTTGAAATTAAGATATTAAAACCACCTCTTGATTTAACTTCATGTGCAACGGATTTAATATTTTCATAATCTTCTTTTGTTGGGGCAAAAAAGAATACTGGTGTATTATAAGAGATTAATGCCAATGGTCCATGTTTTAAATTTTTTGCACCAGAACATAATGAATAAACATAACATAATTCTTGAAATTTAAGATTAACTTCTTTTACAATAGGGATATTACTTTTTGAAGATGATAGAAAAACCATATTTTTATTATTTACAAAATCAAGTAATTCTTTAACAGTTTCTTGATTACTTAGAATTGTTTTTTCTACATCTGATGATAAATGTAATATATCTTTTTTATCTGTTCGTAAAATATGACTAACAATTATTTTCATCATTAAAACAGAACAAGTAAAAGTTTTAGTTGAACCAACACTCATTTCTTTTGTTAAATTTAAATATAAATTAAACTCACAATTTCTTGGAATTAAAGAATTATATGAGTTTGTAACAGACATAAAACGATAACCTTTATTCATTTTTTTTAATTTTACAATAATATCATATAAATCTTTTGTTTCTCCAGATTGTGAAATAAATAGAAAACAAGTATTTCCATATTTTGGAATATCAGTTAATTGAAATTCAGAAGAGTTAATACAATAAGCATTTAATTTAGTTTCATTTTTAATATATACTTCACCCATCATACCAGCATGATAAGATGTTCCGGCTCCAATTAATATAATATTTTCAACATCATTTATAATGTTATAAAAAGTATCATTAAATACATTATTTTTCTTTAATGTTTTTTGTATTGATTTTGGTTGTTCTAATATTTCTTTAATTAACCAATGTTCATATGGATATGGTGTTAAATTTTGTTTAACTGTTTCATCAATACTATATTTTTTATATTTTGAAAATATTTCTGAATTAACTTTATTTGATTCAATATCATAAACTAATTCTAATATATCACCATCTGTTAATTCAACATATTTTTCTGTTTTATGAGAAAAAGTATTAAAATCAGATGATATAAAATATGCATCTTCAGTATAACCAATTAAAAATGGTGTTTCTCTATTTGATACATACATTTTATTTTGTTCATCAACTTTTAATAATGCGATACTCCAATACCCTGTTAAACGAGAGAATGCATCTTTTAAAATTTCAGTCATATTTTTTGTTTCTGAATTATGATATAAGAATGAAATTAAATTACATACAACTTCAGAATCAGTTTCTCCTCGAAATGTAACATCATTATTAAGTAGATTTTTTCTAATTTCATCTGAATTTTTAATAATACCATTGTGAATTAATATAAATTTATTTTTATAACAAACAAAAGGATGTGTATTATTAATTGAAATACAACCATGAGTTGCCCATCGAGTATGACCAAGACCATTATAAGATTCTAATTCTTGATTATCATTTAATAATTTATTTAAATCTTGTTCAGTTGTTTTATAAATATTAATTTTATCAGTAACAGAACAAACACCGGCGGAATCATAACCTCGGGACCGTAAAACATTAAGTGTTTCAACTAAATATTTGAAAACTTGTTTTTTCTTTCCAAGATAAGCAGTGATTCCACACATTTTTTATGATATATATAATTATTTTTTTTAAAGTTAAATTAAAAATTCAATTTTAAATATTTTTTATTAAAAATTAAAATACAGAATATTTTATATTTATACAATAAATGAACATATCAGTAGTAATCTTAGCTGGAGGAGTTGGTTCAAGAATGAAATCAACATTACCAAAATCATTACATAAAGTAAAAAATATTCCAATGATTACACGAATAATTAATACAACATTATCATTAAAACCAACTGAGATTATTGTATTATGTTCTCCTTTAACTTATAAACAAACAAAATTAGTAGTAGATAATGATTTTCGTTTATCAGAAATCTATACAAAAATTCGTTATGAATTACAACCCTTACCAGAAGGAACTGGACATGCTGCAAAACATGCAATTAAAAATATAAATAATAGAAAAAATGTATTAATTTTAAATGGTGATTCTCCATTTATTACAATTAAAACATTACAAAGAATGATAAAAACAGATATTCCAAAGTTAATAATTTCAAAAAAGAAGAACCCATTTGGAAATGGAAGAATATTTTGTGGAAAAAATAATGAAGTATATCGAATTGTAGAAGAGAAAGATTGTTCAGAAAAGGAACGACAAGTCAATATTGTAAATGGTGGAATGTATTATATAAATAGAAGATTACTTGAATATTTATTATCATATGTAACAAATAATAATAAACAGAATGAATATTATATTACAGATATAATTGAAATATATAATAAAAAACTTAACCAATATTTTGAGGGAGTATTTTGTAATGAATTTGAATTACAGAATGTAAATACAAAAGAACAATTAGACCAATGTAATAATGTATGTCAATTATAAACTTATTTTATTTTTTTTGATTTATTTTCTTTTAGAAATAATTTTTTTAAAGATTTTAATAATTTTAATTAATGATAATGATTTTGATTTTTCAACTTCTTTTGTAAATAATTTAATTTCATCATTTTTAATTCTTAAATTATCAACAACATAATCAGAGTTTGATTTACCTCCACCGGCCATTACAGCAATTTCTTTATTACTTTTAATTGGACTAGATTGAATTTTAATCGGTTTTCCTGTTTTAGGGTCAATTATTTCTAATTTCTTTTTGACAGGAGTTTTAATTTTTTTAACATTTTTATTAGTTTGTTTAAAATAATTCATTGGAGATATACCATAAGTAATATTTACATATTCCCAATGACCATCTAAGTTATTAATATTTGCTATATCAGTTCCTTTATATGGTTCTGGATTAAAACACATACCAATATTATATTGTTGTGTTCGATAATCAAAAAAATATTGTCTAAAACAAACATAAATATGAGCAGATTTTAATTTAGGGATAATATATCCATTTGATGAGAACCCTTTAATTTTAAACCAATAGTTATTAAGTGTATTATCGGAAGTCATTTGACTTCTATGAATATCACCTTCTACTAAAATATAATCATAAGGAGAAATCATTAAGTTATATATTAAAAAGTTTTGTTGTGAGGCAACAGATAAAATATTAATTATATTTTGTTGTGTATAATTATTATATAAACCGTTTTTAAATTTAACAACCATAATTTATATAATATAATTATATAAATTTATTTTAAATTCTTAAAGAAAGAATATTATTGATATCAAATGGTTTTTGCCAAATATTATTTCTTTCACAAATAAAAAAGTTTTGTGGAATATATAAATCATTAATATAAGTATGAACTAACCATTTATAACGAATATCTTTAGAAAAAGAAGACCGAAAAAGGAAAAGAGATTTATCATATTCGATAGTAAGAGATGTAAATATACGATTTATTAATATAACATTAATATTTTCAAAATATGTATTATCATCAAATCGAGAGAAAATATATTTAATAAATTTTTTTCTTTCATTAACAACAATAATAATATCATTATTTATTTTTTGAATTTTTTCATATAAATTAAGTTGTGAAACATAATCAAGAATAATATTTTCCAATTCAATTGGAATAAGATTCATTCCATATATAATTTAATTATATTATAAATATAAAATAAGTCCAATACAATAAATTATTTTTTAAAAAGATAATTTATTAATTATTTATAAAATTTTATCAACTAATTTATATTGAAGACATTTTTTTGAATTTAACCAAATATCCCTTGATAATAATTCTCTAAGTTCTTTCTCCTTAATTTTTGTATTATCCATATAAATTTTTCTTATTTCTTCCATTAATTCAGTTAAATCATTAAATTCATCTACAATATTTTCATATGTTCCTTCTGCTATAGAAGATAACTGATGAATTAACATTCTTGAATTTTTATACATAAATCTTTTTTTACAAACACAACTAATTAAAGTTCCCGCACTTGCTGCATATCCATCAATATATGAATATACTTGATGATTTAATGCACTAATTGTATTAATAATTGTAATTGCACTCATTAAACATCCTCCATAAGAATTAATATGTAAATGAATTACTTTATCTTTTTTCTTAAAATCTTTATAATCTTCACCATCTAATGCAATATCTAAAATTCGCAAATGAGTAGTTAATTCAAAACAACTTTTATTTGTAACATCACTATAAAAATAGATATGATTTCTAATAACATTAATATAAATTTCATCTTTTGGTTTATCTTCACATATAACGTATGTGTTATCATTTAATCTTCTTCTTTTTGTTCCATTAACTCGTTGTGAAAGATTATCTTTTGAATACATTTTGTAAATACTATTTTAATATTATTTTTATAAAATAAAATAAAATCAATTTTGTTTTTTAAATTCTAAAACTCTCATTTCTTTTTTCATTTCTTACTAGATTAATGTGAATTGTATCTGGATTATTTTTTTGACAACAACTTCGTTTAGTTATACAACAATCACAATCTTGAAAATAATCATAACATCCACAAAAACATTTACATATACAACAGAGACAACATGAACAAATTAATATAAAAATAGAAATAACAATTATTTCAAGAATTATTTTAACTTTAAAAGTAAAAGTTAAATCGCAAATTGGAAAATATCCTCTATCCATAATAAAAATGCTAGAATTATCTTGACTTTTAACATGGTCAAAATCTTTGTATATATTACATTCTAAAGTAATATTATTATAATCTGCATAATAACAATCATCATTTTCCCAACAATAATTTGCACACATAGTATCATTAACAGAAATTGTAGAATTAATTTTATGTCTATTACTATCAATAATCATTTTATCGTCTTTTATACACCGGACATTCGGTAATGCATTATTCATTGTTATTGCGAATAGTGTTAATGTTCCGGTGATTATTTTTAGCATTTTTATTTATATAATTCATATAGAAAAAAATATTCGGTAATAAATTAAATAATCTTTTGAAAATTGATTTATAATATAGTTATAATTTAAAATAAATCTTTATTATAATGTCTTTTTTTCAAACTGTATTATCAATGAATAATAATTCAACTGAAATAAAACCAATCATAAATAAAGAAATTAATAAAAATAAAGAACAAAATAATATTCATTATTTTGGAAATGGTTTTATAATGGATAATATAAAATCATTTTATAAACCAAAATTTTCATTCATGAAAATAATGATATCTACAAAATATCAACCTTTTATGTTTGCAAAATAAATATATATAAAAATAAATTTAAATTATGGACTTTAAATATATGTTAAATTAAAATTGATTTATAATATGTTTATAATTAACATATTATAAATATACAACTATGTTTAAAATGAATAATACAATGGAATATTATCTAAATAATTTGGAAGATAATGATATTAAATTACCAGATAATGAGAATGAATGGTATATAATATATTATAATGAAAAAGATAGAACAAGTGTATTATGTGGAATTGAAATCTGGGAAGATGAAAATGAAATGTTAATAGAAGATTTTAATATTGGCTTACGTTATGCTGATACAAATAAAAAAGAAATTGAAACATTTACACTAGATGGAACTGATTATCCAGAGACTTTTGATATCTGGTTTGATAAACGAGTTATTTGGATTTAATTAAAAAAACAAATAATATTATGGACTTGAATTATAAATACTTAAAAATTTAAAACATTAAATAAATATATATTATTAATATGCCGGAATTATATCCATCAAAATCTTTTATGAGATATCAAATATTTGGTAGAACTATTGAAATTATTGGAGAACATCATTCAAAAAATATTGATAGAAATAGAAAAGATGTTATTTATACATGGCATTATATAAGTCATAAATTAAAAAATGGTTGGGATGTAAATTTAGAACTCGCACCAGATTTTAAAAATTATTTAGATTATATTATACAAAATATTCAATCAAGTAATATTACAGATGTATTAAAATATGCCAAAAAGAATTCATTACTTAATAATGTATATGGAATTGATTTAAGAAGAAAAGGTGATTTCTTTGGATTATTTAAAGATTTTAATGTCCAAGCACATTTTTTTGATAAAACAGATAAATTATTTGATGTAAATATTTGGTTATTAATTCAAGTAATTGATAATATGATGATATTTACAAATAAATATTATTATAATAATAAGAACTTTCGAGATTTAATATTAAATATAAATAGTGATTTATTAGATGATATTTCTAAATTACATAAAAAAGTAGATGCTCACTCAACTGCATTAAAAGAGATAATAAGTAAAGATGCAAGAAATAGACCACAAGGAATAGTATATAGTGTAAAGATGGCGATGTCATTACTTCAAAAATCAAATCATTTTGAAAGGAATATGTCTATTATAATGGATGATTATCGTTATTTTTCATATTTATTTTCAGATATTCTAACACTTGCCGAAATAATGTTTCGCGGGAATAAGAAAAATCAAATAATATTAATAGGTGAATATCATGCAATGAATTATGCAAGGTATTTATCAAAATATAAA